GCCGCCCTCGGTGACGTCGTTGGGGCCGATCGAGTCGCCCGGCTCGGCGGTGGAGTTGTTCTCGATGGTGATGTCGAAGTTGTCGATGCTGGTGACGGCGGCGCCCTCGACCAGCAGCGCGCCGGCGCCGTCGTAGTGCAGGAAGCGGAAGCTGGACTCCAGCGTGGTGGCACCGGCCTCGGTGGCGTAGACGCCGGCCGTCTTGCGCAGGCTGGTGAGGCCCAGCAGCTCGACGGTGATGGTCAGCGGCGCACCCGACTCGCCGTGCAGCACGATGCTCTTGATCTTGCAGTCGACGAACTTCTCGTACTCGGGCGTGGGCGTCTTGCGCCAGAAGGTGTAGTACGGCAGCGTGGCGCCGACCGTGATGGTGTGCGTGTAGGGCGCCGAGCCGCCGGCGGAGCCGATGGTGCCGAGCACGCCGCGGAAGAGCTCGACCATCGAGGTCTGCATGACGTGCAGCGGCGGCGAGCCCTCGACGTGCGTCTCGGAGATGTAGCGGTCCTGGCCCATGCGGGCGCCGGTGGTCTCCTCGAACCACGCCTCGGTCAGGACCGGGTGCGGCTGCTCGCCGCCCGCGATGAGCAGCCGGTGGCCGGCCGTCGAGGAGGCCGAGCCCTTGGCCGATTGCTTGGAGAAGGCGAGCTCGCCTACGTTGGGGGGTACACCGGCCATTGTTCAGCCCTCTTCCTTTGTCTTGGCCTTGGCTTCGACCGGCAGTTGCAGGAAGTCGGCGACCTCCTCCTGGTCGGCGTTGTGGATCTTGACCACGCCCTGGTCGTCGGCCTTCAGCTTCACCGACTCCCCGAGGCGCGTCTGTGACTTGATCTCGGCGCCCGGCTCGGCGCGTCGGTCGGCGTAGGGCATCTGGAACTCCTTTGCGTGGGTGGTGATGACATAGGCGGTGCCGACACTGAAAGTCATCCGACGATCCGCCAGCCTGTCAGGTCGATGTACACGCCGCGGCAGTCGAACTGGCCGAAGGCGTCGTGCGTCACCGAGTCGACGCGCAGCTGCTCCCACAGGTCGGCCATGCTGCGGTTGGCAACGACCGTCGTGGCGACCAGGTCCACGCCCGCGTCCACGGCGTCCGAGACGGGACGGCGGCGCACCAGGCCGCCATCCTCGCCCACGGCCGCGATGCTCCAGACGACCCGGAAACGGAAGGTCACCTCGTCCAGCTCGCCCGTGCCCGCACCCACGGCGGTCTGGTTCAGCGGCCCGGCATAGACCGTGTTGCCGGCGTAGCGCGAGGGGATGGAGCCGGTGGCGTCCTTGGTCATGCCCGGCGCCGTAAGGGCGCCCATGAAGCCGTCGATGATCGGCAGCAGCGCCCACGAGATGGTCATGCGATGAACACCGGGTCCTGCTCGACGATGCCCGCGAGGATGGCCTGGCGCTGCGCCTGCAGGTCACCGAAGGAGCGCGACTCGCTCTGCGTGCTCTCGCCGAGGTAGCCGGACCAGGTGAGCGTGAGCTTCACCAGCTCCACCGTGGCCCGCACCCGCAGCGGCGTGTCCGTGGACCGCTGGTAGGTCACCGTTACCGGGCCCCACCACCATGACGGGTTGACGCCGGTGCGCAGCCGCCGCAGGGTGCGCCCGGACTGGCTGACCTCGTAGTCCGTCGGGGCAAGCGTCACGCCGCCGACGCTGTACCACGTCGGGGCAGTGACGATGCTGGTCACGGCCGAGCACGGTCGAGAGAGTGCAAGCAGCGGCCCGCTGGCCTCCAGCCACTCGGTCACGTCGCCGCTCGGCCCGAGTGCCCCGTCGACCGTCTGCAGCGCATCGTCGAGCATCGCCTGCAGCGAGGCATCACTCAGGTTCGTGGGAATGAAGTCGCGCAGCTGCGCCACCGTGAGGACGGCAACGTCGTGGACCTGGAACGGTGCGCTGTAGTCGGAGAAGAAGGTCTGGGGCAAGTCACCGACGCGGGTCCGATACCACGTCGCGTTGGTGCCGTTGTTGTCCCAGATGTCATATGACTCGGTGCCCGAGACGATCGTCGCCTGTCCGAAGATGGGGATGTAGGTGCCGTTCTCCGTGTCCGAAGACTCCACGTACACCACCGCACCCGCGCCGTAGCCGACCAGCAGGTCGTCGCTCGAGATGGAGAGCGATACCGTGACGAGGATGGCCATCTAGCGCGCCTCCGAGATGTCAGGACCGGGCGATGTCGCGGAGCCGGTCGCGCCGCTGCCGGTTGCCTCGGCGTCCGGCGAGGTGGAGATCCCGATGCCCGATGGCACGTCGCGCCCGACATGGGCAACGTGGGAGGCGATCGAGACGGCGCCGCGGATGACCGCACCCGCGCCGTAGCCGATGCTCTTGACCAGCACGGCGATGGCCGTGGTCCCCAGCGCCAGGGCGTCCGAGACGCTGCGGAAGAGCGTCAGGGTGCGTACAGCCGCATCACTCAGCGAGAGGGCGTCTGAGGCCGTCCTGGCCGCCGTCTTGAGCCTCGTGGCGGCGTCGCTGGTGGCAATGGAGCCGGTCGCCGTGCGGAAGACCGTCAGGATGCGCACGGCGGCGTCACTGGTGGCGACAGCGGCGCTGGCCGTGCGCAGGAAGGTGCCGGTGCGCACGGCTGCGTCGGTGAGGCCGATCGCATCCGCCGCGGCGCGCAACGTCACCTTCAGCCCTGCTGCTGCATCGGTGAGCGTCACGGCGCCGGCGGCGGTGCGCAGGAACGTGCCGATGCGGGTGGCGGCATCCGAGAGTGACAGGGCGTCGGCGGCCGTCCTGGGGAACGTCGCGACCCGGGCGGCGGCGTCACTCGCGGTGATGCTGCCTGCGGCCGTGCGGAAGAGCGTCAGCACCCGGGTTGCGGCGTCGCCGGTCGTGATGGCATCGGCTGCGGTTCGCAGGAACGTGCCCAACCGGGTGGCGGCGTCGCTCGCGGTGATCGAGCCGGCTGCCGTTCGCAGGAAGGTGCCGGTCCTGACCGCTGCGTCGGACGTGGTGATCGCGTCGACCGCGGTGCGCAGGGTGATCTTGATGCCGACCGCAGCGTCGCTGAGCGTGATGGCATCGGCGCAGGTGCGCAGGAATGTACCCAGTCGAATGGCGGCGTCCGAGGTGGTGATGGCATCCGCTGCCGTGCGGATGGCGGTGAAGACCCGGACGGCCGCGTCACTGGTCGCGATGGAACCGGCAGCGGTGCGCAGCAGGGTGACGAGCCTCGTCGCGGCGTCACCGAGCGTCGTGGAGTCGGCCGCCGTGCGGAAGCCCGAGAAGACGCGCACACCGGCGTCGCTCAGCGTGGCGGCACCTGCAGCCGTGCGGAAGCCCGAGAAGACGCGGGCCGAGCTGTCGCTGAAGGTCAGGGCATCGGAGGCCGTCATCAGGTACGTGCTGCCGCCACCACCAACGGCACTCCTGAGCAGCAGCAGCAGGCTCATCCGAGCAGCGTCCGCGATGAGAAGCCGAAGAGCGGGATGTTCACGTCGCCGGCCGTGGGCGTTACGTTGGTCGGCAACGGGAAGTTCGTAGCCGCCAACATCATGCCGCCCGCCTGCGCCAGCCCGATCGCGGGTGAGGCGGCAAGGAACGTCGCCGTGGTGCCGCTGCACGCGAAGGCCATGTAGATGTCCGGGCTGCCGACCGTGGCGGGCGGGATGATGAACGAGCCCGCGTCTGCCTTGATCTCGACGGCCACGGCTCCCCATGCCGCGCTGGTGATGGTGGCGTCGGCCGTCGTGTCATTGGCGACCGTCCACTCAGTTTCGAGCGCCTGCGCAGGGGTGGCCGTGGTCGTATCCGACAGCTCGGTGAAGCCCGTCCCCGGCGCCGTGGACGTGGCTGCAGCGTGGCCGTGGCACTGGAAGGTCGCGTTGTTGGCCGAGCCGAAGGCGGCCAGCGTGGCGAGCGGCGTGACGCTGGATCCGGTGCCCACGGCCGACTGCACGATGCCGTTGTTGGTCGAGGTATCCACGCCCGAGAACTCGTTGATTGCCCAGACGCAGCCGGTCTGCGTGGTGCCGCCGAAGGCGATCGTCAACGTACCGGTGTAGTCCACGGTCGGCACGGCCGTCCAGATCGAGATGCGGTTGAGGTTGGTGTTGTAGAGCGTCGTGCTGGTCGCCGGAGCTGCCGAGAAGGTTGGCCCGCCCGTGATCGCGCTGACGGCACTGGCCGAGGTGCCATGGCTGTTCTCGATGCTGGCGATGTAGAGCCTGCCGGCCTTCAGGGTGATGCTGGCCGTGGTGTAGGTGGCCGAGTCGGTGGAGTCGTTGCCCGCTGTGATGGCGGCGTGGTTGGCAGCAACATGCCAGGTTGCCGTCTCGGCAACGGCGCTGGCCGTGCCCGCAGAGAGAGTCTTGCCCGTGGAGCGGATGAGGTCCATGCGCCCGGTGCTCATGTTCGTCATCTGGTAGACGCCGACGTCCCATGAGTCTGTGCCGGTGGTTGCGCCGTTGCAGACGAACGCCTTGGCGACGGTGAACGGCTCCAGCAGCAGCAGCGGATAGAAGTGCGCCTCGTTGGCAGGCATGGTGTTGGAGGCCGCGGCCGACGAAGATCCGCTCGCACTCACCGGACCTGCATCCCCAAAGGGCGTCAAGACCACGTCGGGGAGTCGCCAGCGAGGCGGCGGCGTGTAGCTCACGGTCCGATCGTCCGGTAGCCCTGCACGCCCAGCATCGGGCAGAAGGCGCTGGCGTACTTGGCAAAGGTGGCCGGGCTGGCGTTGGTGGACAGCGGGATGGTGACGCTCGCCTGCTGGAGCAGGCCGAACGACTGCCAGACACCCGCCGCAGTGACATTGGCGAGCACCTTCTGCGTGGTGCCCGACGTATCGCTGAGCATCGCCATGTAGTACTGGCCGCGAGCCACCGTCGTATCGGTGATGTCCACGGCCTGGAGGACGCTGATGGTTGCCTGCGCCACGCTCCCACTCGACACCAGCCGCGTGCCGTCCGTGGCATAGATGCCCACGTCGAGGTTGCCTGCGACCGCCGAGCCATTGACCCAGAACATCTTGGTGAAGGTCACGGCCTCGGGCACCCAGAACGGGATGAAGACGACGAGGCTCGCGGTCACGTAGTTCTGCGAACTCGGGGCGCCCGCCACGGCGCGCAACTGTGGTCCGATGCCCTGGTAGCTCCAGGGCGTGATCGTGACCTGTCCCGGTCGGGCCAGTGCGGGCGGCAGGTATCCGCTCAGCGGCATCTAGTAGATCTCGCAGTAATGGACGGTCGCATCGGCGGGCGATGCGGTGTAGGCCGCCGACGTGATGCCAGTCACGGCCGAGGTGACGTGGAGATAGACACCAGCGCCAGGGGCCAGCTTGAACTTGCTGGTGGATGCCGTGCCGCCCGCTGCGTCGATGTAGACGGGCACGCTCTGGTTGTTGACGATCAGCACGCCGTCACGTCCAGCGCGTGAGGCGATGATGGTGGCCGAGCTGTTGGTGATGGTCACCTGGCCGCTGGCGTTGGTGACGCCACCGGTATCCGTGATCGGGAACGGTGCCGAGGTCGAGACGTCGGTGGCCGTCTTGGCATCATCGGCGCCCGCGAAGACGACGATGCCGACGGCCTGCGCCTGCGTGCTGTCGCCCGAGTAGGTGACGTTGCGGGTCGCGATGTTGGTGCCGGTGCCAGCAGTGATCGGGACGTTATCGGCCATCGGATCAGTTCAGGGTGTTCGAGAGGCGGATGGTCTCGTCGCACCACCAGCCGATGGACAGGCCCGAGTCGATGTACGGCTGCCAGATGGCGGCACGGGTGCGCAGCAGTGCGTCCCAGGTGAACGTGGGCAGCACCGTGCGCAGGTAGTTGAGAACGACAGCCGCCTGGTTGTAGTCCCGCCCGCACGCCTGGAAGATGCCGTCGATGGCGCCGCGCTGCTCGGCGGTGCTCAGGGTTGCCATCAGATGCTCACGAGACTGTGAGCGTCCACGTGCATTGCAAGGTGTCACCTGAAACCACACTTGCATCCGCGTTCAGCACGACCTCGAAGCCACAGAGGGCACCCGAGGCGGTGGCCGACTGGAACAGGCCGATCTTGTGGATGGCCGGGAACGTGGCCGAGACGCTGAAGGACTTGATGAGCGTCGTGGTGCCGGTGCCCAGCGTGTGCGCGTAGGTCGTCAGGGCGCGCCCGCAGCCGCCGGTAGTGATCTCGCCCGTGAGGGTGGTCGTGGCAGCCGACGCGGCGCCGGAGTTCTCGGTCAGCGCCATGTAGCGGTACGGCGCGGCACCGGGGAGGATGTTGTAGTTGGCCGTCGCGCCGGGTGTGGTGCCGGCCGTGCCGTCGCCGTAGTGCCAGCCGTCGATGGTCAGCACCGACGTTGTGTTGGAGATGATCATTCCCCAGACGGGCGCGTTGGTCGTCTCTTCGGCGACCACGATCTGGCCGATGTAGGCGCTGGCCACGAAGGGCGTGGCGGTGGCCGTCAGGGTCGTGCCGGTGACGCCCGTGGCGATGGTGCCGCTGACGCCGAAGCCGGGCTGTCCTGCCAGCAGCGAGGCGGCCATGTCGCGCCCGCCGTTGTTGGCGGTCGTGGTGACGTTGTAGGAGGGCGGCAGGTCCTCGATGGTGCCCTCGGGCCACTCTGGCCGACCGGGTCCGTGGATGATGCGCACGTCGACCCGGTTGGGCCCGATCTTGACGCCGGAAACGGCCGCACGGCTCGGCTTACGCAGTACGGTCATTCCCGTTCTCCTAACTGGCTCGGTCGGTGACGGCAAAGCGGTCCTCCGCGGCCACCGAGATGGTTCGGTTCATGCCCTGGCAGCGCGGGCAGGGCTTCCGCCTGCGCTCGGTGATGACGAGGCCGCAGCCCGAGCAGCTCGAGGTCTGGCGCGGCGGGAGAAGACGCATCATCGGTGCGGGAAGTCGGCGGTGGTGATGGGCTTGCGCTCCGGCTCGGGCTCCGGTGCGGGAGCCGGTTTGGCAGCCCGCGGAGGTGCGGCAGGGGGTGACGACACCTCCGCGAGCTGGTGCCCTATGCCGGCGTGCTCTGCGCAGCGTCCGACCAGGGCATGACAGAGATCGATGTGGATGGCGGGCTTGCCGCAATCGGCGCACTTCATCAGAACGCGTTGACCTTTCCGACGTAGATGTTGGCCGTCATCAGGACGTTGGTGCTGGAGGTGAACTTGAGGCGGAAGAAGCGCCATACCTGGCCGCCCGACGCAGGCGCCATCGCGCTCGGGAAGAGGTACTGGGTGGTGGTCGCCGACGCGATCGTCAGCTGCGTGCCGGCGATGGCCGTCTGCGGCGTGGTCAGCGCGGTGTAGATGACGTTGAACCAGTTGACGCCGTCGATGCTGGCCTGCATGTCGACGAGGTTGGTCACGGGAGCGGTGCCGGCAACGCTGGTGAGGGTGATCGCGCCCGGACCCGCGCCGGAATGCTGGAAGACGTCGGAGTAGAAGATCGTCTTGGAGTAGTGCGCCGCCGTGGTCGAGCCGGCGACGGTCGTGGGCGCAGCCGAGGTGAGCACCCGGAACGAGCGCGGGTCGTCGATCGCCGTGACGACCTGGGCGCCGGTGAGGTCCGGCGTCGAGCCGGCCGCCACGATGGTCACCGTGTCGCCGATGCGCAGGCCGTGCTCGCGGCCCACGTTGATGAGCGGCGCGGCTCCCGGCGTGGTGGGGATGCTCAGGATGCTGTAGTCGTAGGCGCCTGCGGTCGCGCCCGCGGTGGTGTCGTTGACCGGCACCGTGAACTTGGTGGTGCTGGTGACCGTGACCACCTGCTGGGGCACCGCCGTCAGGGCCACGTTGGCAGTCGTGGAGGCGGTGAAGAAGATGCGGTCGCCGGTCGTCAGGCCGTGCGGTGCGAGCGTCGTGATCTCGGTCGGGCTGGCCTGCGTGCCGCTGACGATCTGCTCGCTGCCGCCGGGGCGGAGCGTGTCGACGAGCGTCGCGCCGGGTGTGCCCTGGATGATCGCCATCAGGCGCCTCGCTTCCTACCGGGGATGGCGACGGCTTCCTCGACGGCCGAGCGGTCGGACGAGGTGATGGGCTCGAAGTACTGCGGGTACTTGCGATACAGCGGATCGCTGCCGCGCACCCGCGTCACGCCCGGCCGTCCGCGGACATCGGGGAAGTCGGGATCGGCGAGCACGAACGGGACGACGCAGACGTACCAGGTGTCATGCGGGTCGGACATGGACTGACCTCCGAGATGGGGTGCCGTTGCCGGCACCCCCATCTCTGGATTACTTGCCACGGAAGATGCAGGACGAGCGTCCGGCACCCAGTGTCGCGAGGCCGATGCCGGTGGACGTGTTGCGCCACCAGGCGTAGAGCATGCGCTGGCCGGTCGGGAGGCCGGTCGTGGCATCGAGGAAGTTGGGGATGAGCTCGATGTTCATGCCCACGCGGTCGATGATCACGAAGCGGTCCCGGTTGGCGAGGATGGCGACCTTCTCGGTGGTTGCCATCGAGGCGTTGGCGGGTGCCACGCACTCGTAGGCGGGGTGCCCGAGCAGGTTGCCCAGGCGGCCGTTCTCGATCGTCCCGGTGCTCCCGGGAAGGCTGAGGTTGTCGACCCAGAGGCCGGCACCGCCCGCGGTGTCGATGCTGCGCACCAGCCCGTAGAAGAACGGGCTGCCGAGCCACACGCAGTTGCCGCGGTAGCGCGGGCCGACGTTGGCTTCCAGCTTGTAGAGGTCCTGGGGCACGATCACGAGCGTCGTGGCCGTGTCGAGGAAGTTGGCGGTGTAGTAGGTGAAGATGCCCAGCGGGAAGTGGGTGGTGCCGACGCCGGTCCCGAACTGGGTGGCCTCGAGCACGTCCTTGGCGTCGGCGATCTCCTTGGCGATCTCGGTCTCGAGGCCGGGGTAGTCGCCCTGGATCTCGACCGAGAAGGTGGCCGCGGTGTGCGCCTTGACCAGCAGCCGCTGGGGTGCGGTGAAGGCCGGCGAGAGGTCCGTGGCCGCGGTGGCCTCGTCTTCGTACACGGCCGTCATGCCGGAACTCACCAGCGGGCGCCAGTCGTTGCTGGTCGTCTTGACGACGCGGAACGCCTGGCGGTACGGGTTGATCGCGCCGCTGGTGTTGATGACCATCGTCGAGTCGAGGTCGAAGGGCACGGCCACGTTGGAGGCCGTGACCAGTGCGGTACGGCTCTCCTCGAAGGCGTTGGCCTCCTCGGCCGAGAACATCGGGCCGGCCGGTCCCTGCGTGAGGTACTTGCGGTACGCCCGGCGGTAGCTCGGGCTGCCGGTGAAGAGCACCCGCTTGGCGGCCTCGTCGGGATCGACGTAGTCGACGCCCTTGAGCAGCGACTCGATCTCGCCCTGGCCCTTGGCACGCTCGGTGGTCGAGAACGTGGCGCCCTCCACGGCCCGCATCGCGTTGTCGTGCAGGCTGCGGCTGAGGTCCTGGCGGTTGCGTGACTCGCGGGTCATGCGCTGGACGTCGTAGATGCTGTCCAGGTCCCGCGACTTGATGATGTTGACGACCTGCGGGCTCTCGACCGTCCTGGCCTGCTCACGCGGCGTCAGGGTCTGGCGGCCCGTCCATGCCGTCTCGAGGTCGCGGCGCCGCTGGTCGATGGCGTCGATGGCGTCGAGCAGCGCCTTCTTCTCTTCGACGTAGCCGTCCCAGCGGGCCTGCGGCTCCGCCGGCAGTACGCCGTCGAACTGCTTGTTGATGGTCTCCATCTCGCGGAGGATCTCGTCCACACGCGCGGCCTTGTCGTCGCGCGTGACATATGTGCTGATATCCGGTGGCACCTGGTTCTCCTTGCTGTCTGTGACGGGCTCCGGCTCGTCGCGGGCCTCCGGCTCGGGGTGAGGCGCGTCGGCCTCGGGCTCGGGGGAGGGTGCAACCGGCTCTGTTGGGGTGGTCATCTCGTCGGAGAGTGACCGGACCATGATGTCTGCCCCCGCATCGGCGGGGAAGGTGACCGGGCCGAACTCGTAGACCTCGGCCTCGTTGATGGTGCGCTCGGGCAGGCCCAGCGGGTTGAGGTCCGACCTGCCGGGCTGCGAGACGTAGTCCTCGCGCACCACCCGGAAGCGGTACGAGACGCCGTACTGGCCCGCCCGCAGGCCGGCCATGACCAGCGGGTCGATGCCGTCGAATACCTCGGCCTCGTAGCGCGGGCCGGTGGTGTCCGAGCGCAGGTCGGTGATGGTGGCGATCGGCTTGTCGCCGATATGAGGGTCCTTGCCGTGCTGGAAGAGCACCCGGATGCGATCGCGGTTGTTCTTGAATGTCCGCGTGAAGGCTTGCGGGTCGATGCGCTCGAGGAAGCGGCCCTCGATGGCCGAGTCGATCTCGTTGAAGACGTTGAAACGGGCGAAGTGGCCGACGAGGCGCGGCGGCTGGTTGGCTGTCTCGCGGTACTCGGGAGATAGCGAGATGGCACGGTAGCCCTCGCGCGGCGGTACGGCCGCTATTAGGTCATCTGTCATCAGGGCTTGCCTCCGACTGGCATTGGTGTCTTCCCGTTGGTGGGTGACTTCATGGGCATCATCGGCGCGGTCTCCGGACCCTTGCCGCCGCCGACGGGTTGCTCGCCGGGTACTTCGCCGGCGGGCATCTTGGTGGAGCCGGGTGCCTGCAGCTGGACGCTGAAGAGGCCGGAATGCTTGCCCTTGAGCCGGGTCATGTCGCCCGAGGTGATCGCGTCGATGGCCGCGTCTGCCTCGAAACCGCCATCGAGGTACTGCCGCAACGTCTGTGCCTGGGAGAGCTGCACCTCGGCCGCGTCCTTGACGTCGTCCTTGAGCGCGGGGATGCCGCGGATGTCGTACCACAGCCTTGCGCCGCCCGGCGGCGGCACGATCTGCTCGAGCGAGCCGGCCGCATTGCGCCAGGCAGGGCTCATGGTCAGGTCCGCGAAGCTGCGCATGGATGCCTGGAAGTTGCCCGCGTTGAGGCTGGAGCCCTGCAGCCCCTCGGACAGGCCGACCACCACCGGCGGCACGCCTGCGGCGGCGGCGATGCGCGTCTCGCCGGCGCCCTGCACGACCTTGAAGTCGAGCTGCTGCAGGTCCGAGCCGACCACGGTGGCGTCCACGCCAGTGGTGAAGCCCATCATCTTGTAGGCGTTCAGCACCCCAGAATGCTCCTGGCGCACGAAGTTCATAAACTCGCGCAGCTTGGCGACGTCGGTGTACTGCGTCTTGAGCACGAGGTTGGGCGTGCCGCCGTGCTCGAAGTACTTGAGCCGGTGCGCGGTCATCGCCTCGTCGGCCATGATCTCGCGCAGCAGCGGCGTCAGCCACGACATGCCGCGCACCGGCAGCAGCGGGTCCGGCGTGGTCGAGAAGTGCGCCACCTCCTCGGGAAGCAGCAGCTCCCACGGTCGTCCGAGTCCCGGGCCGCCCGGCTGGTAGGCATAGCCGAACAGCCTTGCGTCCAGGTCCCACATGTTGCCGTCGGGGTTGGGCGAGACGTGGATGATCCGCGTCCAGTCTGGCCGCATGCGCACCAGGCGGCCTGCCCGTCGCGCCACGAAGGCGTTGCCGGCCATGTCGTTGTCGGTGATCATGTACTTCAGCAGGTCGCCCGTAGTGGCGCCCGGCCACGGCTTCTCGATGATGCGCAGGTCGGGCGTGCCGAAGAGGTCGCCCGGTTCGCCCGCTCGCAGCGCCTGGAACTGGAAGCGCGCCTCGGTGAACAGGTCGCGCCGCACGCGCATGCAGGCGAAGACGACCGGGTTTTGCATGTACGCCCGGTACACGAGGCTGGTGTAGCCGGTGTCGATGTCCTCGATCTTGTTGCCGATCGTCTGGTTGAGACCCATCAGCGGGTACACGTTCATGCCGGAGAACGTGGAATCGAAGGGCCAGGTGATGCCGCGCGCCTCGATGGGCGCCGAGATGCCGAGCAGGCTGCGGATGCTCATCCGAAGGCCACGCCGGCGGTGAAGACGGCATCGGAGCGCACCACGCGATCAACTGCCAGCGCCAGCGCCACGGCAGCGTCGATGCGCCCGCGCGACTTGCCCTTGGCCAACGTGAAGCCGTGCTCGTTGAAGCGTGGCACGGCGGCCAGCACCTGGGCCGTGAAGGCGTCATCGCCGTCGTGCGTGATCTGGCCGCCGGTGATGGCCGCGTACAGGTCGCCCACCACGCTGGTCATGCGCTCGAGGGACTGTGGCAGCTCGATCATGGGCAGCCCCTCGTCGGCCAGCATCTTGGCCGGCACGTCGAAGAAGCGCGGGTCGAACGACACCGCCTCCAGCTGGTAGCGCCCGTCGAGCTCGCGGAGGTAGTGCATCACGTCGGTCACGTCGACCGGCTCTTCGGCGGTGGGCAGCCACAGGCGGCAGACGGCGTGCATGCGCCCGTCCTCGCGCCGCTGGACGGCCACCACGGCGGTCGAGTCGCGCTTGAGGCCGACGTCCACGCCCACCCATGTCGGTGCGTCCTCGGTGAAGCCCCACGGCGACACGAGTCGCTCCCAGATGGCCCGTCCATCGGTGCCCAGCCAGGCGTTGGTGCCCTCGACCCACTGGCCGAGGCGGAAGATGCGGAAGTTGGCCTCGTGGGTGATGCCCAGGTCCGTCTCCAGCGCCGAGATGCGCAGGAAGCCCGCCCGCAGCGCCGGGTTGGCGATGCGCCACGCCTTGCGGTCGTCGAGCGCGCAGTTGTCCGGTGCGGCGTACTCGCGGAAGACGAAGCCGGGCAGGTGCGCGCCCTCGTGTACCAGCCTGCGCAGCTGGTAGAGCGCGTTGTCCCGGTCGAAGCCGGGTGTGCCGACGCCGGCGATCAGCGAACGCGACCGCTTGCCCTGGGCCATGCGCAGGCTGTCCCACGACTCCAGTGGCTGGAAGCCGATCTCGTCAACGATGGCCAGCGAGGGGTCGAGACCCTGCAATCCGTCGGGGTCATTGGCGATGGGGAACAGCTCGCCGCCGTTGAAGGGCACGCCCACGCGGGCCGTGCCGACGCCGGTGTAGATGAGCGCCCGGTTGATGAGCTCCGGCTCGGCGCGGATCATCGAGACGGCCACGCCGTAGCACGACTTGATGGCCTGGCTCATCGTGGTGGCGACGATGGGCACCTGGGGCGCCCCGGTCTCGTCATCGTCGAACAGCGCCCAGTTGGCGAGCGCACCGCCGAGGCTGGACTTGCCGTTGCCGCGCGGGGTGGCCAGCACGGACGTGTCGATGCCCTCGGCAAGACTCTCTTCGAGCCATTCCTTCTGGAATCCGGCCAGTTTCAGGGGCTCGCCGTGGCCTTTGCCCTTCGGCGGGCGGCAATACGTCTCGATGAAGCGGATGGCGCGGCCGTGTCGGCTGCGGATCTTCCACGCCTTCCACGGGCCGGGGGTGGTGCTGGCGAGCCTCTTGCCGGGTCCCGTGAAGCCGGTGCCCGTTGCGCCTATCACGAGCCGATCCGTGTCATAGGTGTGAGAAACGG